CAATACAAATTAAAAATCGTAACAAATCCGGCCCGGCCCTTGACGTGGCGGCGTCGCCGGCCTGGCCGGCGGATCGCGTCGAACGCCGGCCGATTGCGTCGCTGAAACTGTTCGAAACGAACGCGCGCACGCATTCGGAAAGCCAGATCAATCAGCTAGCCGCCTCAATGCGCCAATGGGGTTGGACGATCCCGGTACTTTGCGACGAGGTTGGCGAAGTTATAGCTGGGCACGGCCGCATATTGGCGGCGGGTCGGCTCGGGTTGGCGGAAGCCCCGGTCATGATTGCGACGGGGTGGAGCGAGGCACAAAAGCGCGCCTATCGATTGGCTGACAATCAGCTGGCACTTAACGCCGCCTGGAATTTTGATTTGATCGGCGGCGAGCTGAAGGCGTTGCAGGGCCTCGACTTCGATATCGGCCTGATCGGCTTTGCCGATATCGACGCGCTGCTGCGCGGATCGGGCGACGGCGTTCCCGATCCCGCGCTTGACGTCATTCCGGAAGTTCCCGCGCAGCAGGTAACGCTTGCCGGCGATATCTGGCAGCTCGGCCGCCACCGATTGATCTGCGGCGATTGCCGTGACGGAAAAACAGTCGACCGTTTAGTGGCCGGGCAGCGGATCAATGTCGCATTCACCTCGCCGCCTTACGCCGTGCAGCGCGATTACGATAAGAGTTCCGGCTTTCAGCCGGTGCCGCCCGATCAGTACGTCGAATGGTTTGCGCCAGTGGCGGCCAATGTCGCCAGGCACCTGGCCGCTGACGGATCTTGGTTTGTGAACATCAAGCCGAGCGGCGCGGGCCTCGACACCGACCTGTACGTGTTTGATCTCGTACTGGCACACGCGCGCCAATGGGGTTGGCACTTCGCGACCGAGTTTTGCTGGGAGCGCGTCGGCGTGCCGAAGCGCGTCGTGCAACGCTTTAAAAACCAATTCGAGCCGGTCTATCAGTTCGCCCGCGACCGCTGGAAAATGCGGCCGGATGCGGTTCGCCACATGAGCGAGAATGTTCCGTTGCCGGCCGGGCCTGGCATTGGCGAGACCAGCTGGGCCAACCGCCAGGGCACGCGCCAGCCGATCTTCGGATCGCAAATGCGAAAAAAACGCAAAGGGCACCCGTCCGCGGAAGGCAGCCAGGGCACGCATTGGCAGTCCGGCGCGCCGCTCGGCGTCAATCCGGATTGGATCGCGCCAGGGCTTGCCTACCCGGGTAACCGCTTGCCGACCTTTGCCGGCAGTCACGAGGCAACCGGCCACGCCGCTGCGTTCCCGGTCGGGCTGCCGGCGTTTTTTGCCCGCGCCTATTCCGACGAACAAGATTTGATTTACGACCCGTTTTGCGGTTCCGGCTCGACTATCGTGGCGGCCGAGGAAACCAAACGCCAAGGCCTCGGCTGTGAGATCTCGCCGAACTATTGCGACATAACGGTCGTCCGATACCGCAAGCTCTATCCGGATCAGCCGGTCGTGCTGCTGGAAGATGGCCGCAGCTACGACGAAATGGCCGCCGCCCGCGTTGAACAGAAACCGAAAGTGTCGGCAGCAGAATGAACAAACGCGGACGCAAGTCGGCCGTCGAGGCCGGCCTGGTGGTGATCAAGGGCAATTTCGACAAAGGCCGGCCGGATCCGCCCGACGACTTGACCGACGAACAGAAAGCGACCTGGCGATCGATCGCGGGCAGCGAGCCGAAGGACTTCCTGGCCACCGCTGCCCTGCAAAGCATGCTGAAAGATTACTGCCGGGCCCGCTCCGAAATCGAACGGCTGAGCCGGATCATTGCCTATTTCCAGGACGATTGGATCAAGCCCGAGGAAGGCGCCAGGCGGCTGCAGCTCTATTTGCGCATGCGCAACGAGGAAAGTAAGCGCGCGACCGATCTCGCCACCAAAATGCGGTTGACCAATCAATCGCGCTACACGCCGCAGGCAGCGGCCACGGCGTCGCGCAACACGCTGTCGGGACCGAAGCCCTGGGAGAGCTGACGCCGGCCAATGCCGAAGCGCCCGAAAACGAAAAAACCCGAACTGAGCCGGGCCGATAAAAATATCAAATGGATTGAGGACTACTGCCGCATTCCGGAAGGTCCGGACATTGGCAAAAAGGTCCGCTTGCGCGACTGGCAAAAAGACGAAATCCGCAAGATCTACGACAACAAAGTCGACACCCGCCGCGCGATAATTTCGGTCGGCCGCAAGAACGCAAAAACGACGCTGGCCGCCTTTCTGCTGCTGCTGCATTTGTGCGGCCACGAAAAGCGATACAACTCGCAGCTCTATTCGGCGGCACAATCGCGCGAGCAAGCGGCAATCATTTTTGCGCTGGCCGCCAAGATCGTTCGCATGTCGCCGGATTTGCGTTCGGTCGTGATCATTCGCGACACCGCCAAACAGTTATTTTGTCCCGAGCTGGGCACGCTTTACCGGGCCTTGTCGGCGGAAATCGCCACCGCCTTCGGCCTGTCGCCGGTTTTTATCGTGCACGACGAACTCGGCCAGGTGCGCGGGCCACGCTCCGAACTCTACGAGGCGCTGGAAACCGCGACCGGCGCACAATCGAACCCGCTTTCGGTGGTGATTTCGACGCAAGCGCCGACCGACGCCGATCTGCTGTCGGTCCTGATCGACGACGCGCTCGCCAAAAACGACCCGCGCGTCGTCTGTTCGCTGCACTCGGCACCGAAAGACGCCGATCCATTTGCCGAGGCGACAATCCGCCTGGCTAATCCGGCGTTCGGGGATTTCCTAAACCCGACCGAAGTGCTGGCAATGGCCGAAGACGCGCGGCGCATGCCTGGACGCGAAGCCGATTTCCGCAATTTGGTTCTCAATCAGCGGGTCGAAGCCTCCAATCCGTTCATTGAGCGCGATATTTGGGAAAAATGCGGTGCCAAGCCGCACGCCCTGGGATCCGCGCCGGTCTTCGGCGGCCTCGACCTCTCGGCCGTGCGGGACTTAACCGCGCTGGTGCTGATCGGCCAGGCCGACGTCGGCTGCTGGGATGTGGTGCCGACGTTCTGGCTGCCGAAAGAGGGACTGCTGGAACGCTCGCGGCTGGATCGTGTGCCGTACGACGAATGGGCGGCCGTCAAACAGTTGGAAACGACGCCGGGCAAGACGATCAGTTACGAATTCGTCGCGGTGCGGCTCAAATCAATTCTGGAAACTCACAACATTCAGAAGATCGCTTTTGACCGCTGGAATTTCCACCATTTGCGCGCCTGGCTGGTGCGCGTCGGCGTGTCGGAAGCCGTGATCGCCGAGAAGTTTATCGAGTTCGGCCAGGGCTATAAATCCATGTCGCCGGCGCTGAAGGTTCTGGAGACCATGATCGTCAACGAAAAATTGCGGCACGGCAATCATCCGGTGTTGGCCATGTGCGCGCATAACTGCGTGGTGACGCGCGATCCGGCCAACAATCGCAAGCTCGACAAGTCAAGATCGCGCGGCCGGATCGACGGCATGGTGGCGCTGGCAATGGCTGCCGGCCAGGCCGAAGCACCGACCGAAGCGCCGAAAGAATATCAAATGTTGTTCGTGTAATGCCGGCCGATTGGACCGATAAAGGTGTCCAGCGTCGAGTTATTAATTTCAGCGCTTATCGTCTTGACGGTTTGGCTGATCTTTTACCGCGTGGCCGCGACAAGTCCGTTTTCGACATTGGCTGCAATCGTGGCGCTGTGTGTCACGATTTTGTACTTGCTGGCGCTGCTGTCGTGCACGGCTGCGACAAGTCCACCGAAACCATTCGCACCGCTAACGAGTGGTTTGCCGACATTCGATCAGTCGACGCCCGCTTTGAGGTCGTCGACCTGACGCATGGGCCGGAAGCGGTCAAACACGCATTCGGCCGCCACTACCACGCGCATTACGATTTTATGCTGATGCTGGCGGTCTACCACAAGCTGCGCCGCGCCATGCCGGCCGGCGAGCTCTTGGCGCTGGTCGATCACTTTGCCCGCCACACCGGCAAATTTTTCGTGTGGCGCGGCAGCGCAGACGAGACCACCGAGTTCGAGCCGGTGCTTTTAAAACGCGGGTTTCGCTTGGTGCACTATTCGCAGATTTGCGAGGTCATGCTGCCGGAATTTGCGGAGCCGGTTCCTCAGCCGTGTGCGGTGTGGGCGGCTCCGAATTGAGCGGCTGCGGCAGCGGTCGGCTGTCGACCTCCGGCACCTGTTGCCAATCGGTCCCGTCGAAATATTCCAGCACGCGCAAGTCTTGTCCGTACTGCGTTCCGTCAGGAACGGTTTTGGTATTCCAACGGATTTGCGCCATGCGCGCACCTGTTTTGCTCGACGAACCCAACGCAACCTAACACGAGAGGCAGCGCCATGAACCGCGCTTATTCACTGTTGACCGTGAAAGCCGTCGACGCCGAGCAACGCATTTTGCGCGGCATGGCCACGACACCGACGCCGGATCGCATGGGCGATATCGTCGAGCCGTTGGGCGTCAAGTTTACCAATCCCATGCCGCTGTTGTGGCAGCACAAATCTGACAAGCCGGTCGGCACCGTGAAATTCTCCAAGCCGACCCAGGACGGGATCGCGTTCGAGGCGCACTTGCCGCAGATCGAGGAAGCCGGCGCGCTGAAAGATCGCGTCGAGGAGGCCTGGCAATCGGTCAAGCTCGGCCTGGTGCGCGCGGTGTCGATTGGCTTCAAGGCGCTGGAATACGCCTTCCTCGAAAAGACCGACGGCATTCACTTCCTCGAAACGGAAGTCATGGAGTTGTCGCTGGTGACAATTCCGGCGAATGCCGACGCCACCATTACGCAAATCAAATCGATTGACCTGCCGCTGCTGGCCGCGTCCGGCATGACAGCAGCGGACAGTGACCGACCCAAACCCGGCGACGCGGGCAGCAAGCGAAAATCAAAGGTGAAGACAATGCCGAAGACTATCGCGGAACAGATTTCCGCATTCGAAGCCACGCGCGCCGCCAAGGCCGCCCGCATGGCCGAGCTGATGCAAAAGGCAGCCGACGCCGGCTCTACGCTCGACGACGCCGAGAGCGAGGAATACGACACGCTCGAAGGCGAAGTGAAAAAGATCGACGAGCATTTGGTGCGGCTGGCGGCACTGGAAAAGCAAAACAAGACGAAAGCCAAACCGGCCGACGAACTCGCCGCCGGCTCCGAACGCGCGGCCGCCAGTGGCCAGCATGCCGGCGTGATCAGCGTCAAAAAAGCGGACTTGCCGAAAGGCACCGCGTTCATTCGCCTCGCAATGGCAATGGCCTATGCCAAGGGCAACCGCTGGGAAGCGCAAAATTACGCGAAACAGTGGAAGGATCAGACGCCGGAAGTCGCGCTCGTGCTTGAGCATGACATTCCGCAACTGATGAAGGCGGCGCAAAATCCCGGCCTCACAACGGACGCAACTTATGCCGGCCCGTTGGTGGTCTATACCGTCATGGCTTCGGAATTTGCCGAACTGTTGCGGCCGGCCACGATCATTGGCCGCATTCCTGGCCTGCGGCGCGTGCCGTTCAATATCCAAATGCCAGCGCAGACAGCCGGCAGCTCAATGGGTTGGGTCGGTGAGCAAAAACCCAAACCCGTTTCGCAGTTGGCATTTACGACCATTCAACTGCGCTGGGCCAAGGCCGCCGGCATTGTGGTGTTGACCGACGAACTGGTGCGCTTCTCCAATCCGTCAGCCGAGGCGGTCGTGCGTACCGACATGGTGGACAGTATGGCGCAATTCCTGGATCGGCAGTTCGTCGACCCGGCCGTTGCGGCAGTGACCAACGTTTCGCCGGCTTCGATCACCAACGGCGTCACGCCGATCACGGCGTCGGGTACAACGTCCGACGCATTCAAGGCGGATATGAAGGCGTTGTTTAACACCTTCCTCGCCGCAAATCTTTCGACCTCGAGCGGCGTGTTTATCATGACGCAGCAGCAAGCCTTGTCGATCTCGCTCATGACCAATCCGCTCGGGCAATATATCTACCCGTCGATTGGTGCGGACGGCGGCACGCTGTTGGGTTATCCGGTCGTGGCGTCGGAAAACGTTCCCGGCGTCGGCGGATCTCCGTCAGACGGCACGCCGATCATTTTTGCCAAGGCGTCCGAAATCATGCTGGCCGACGACGGCCAGACCGTGATCGACGCCAGCAATCAGGCAAGCGTACAAATGGACTCGGCACCTGACGCGCCGCCGACTTCAAGCACGACGCTGGTCTCGTTGTGGCAAATGAACATGACCGGCCTGCGCGCCGAACGCTGGATCAACTGGCAGAAACGCCGGCCCGGCGCCGTCGCGTATATCAGTAACGGAAAGTATTCCGGTTAAGCCAAAGCCGCTCAGCTCTTACGCAAGGTTGGGTTGTTCCCGGGTTTAACCGAATTGGGGGCGGGAGCCGTTGCCGGAAGCCCTCCGGTGAGACGGCTCCCGTTTTCAAACACAACAATCAGACAGGAGAAAAATCATGGAACGCATTTTGCTCGGTCTGTTGAACATTGCGATTACTGCGGCCGTGCTGGTGCTGGTCGGCTTGGTGATCGTTTGGATTTTGAGTTGGTTGAGCGTCACCGTCCCCGAACAAGTCAAAAAAGTTTACCTGATAATCGTGGCGCTGATCGTCCTCTATCAGGCGGTCGCACTGATCTTCGGGCTGCCACTGCTGGGCATTCATCCATGAAAAAGGTCGTGGCGTTGGTCGAGGTCTATTATGCCGGCAAGACGCATTACCCTGGCGACGCCTTCGAGGCGTCGGACCAGGACGCCATGATCCTGGCCGGCATTGGTCGGGCGCGTCCGGAGGATCTTCCGCCGGCAGCTCCCGCGCCGCTGCAACCGCCAACATTGCAGCCGCGGGCGTTGCAAGCGGAGGATCCGCCGCCGCCGGCCACACCGAAATCGCCGCAGCAACCCATGTCGACGCAGACCGCCGCGCCGCTGGTGCCGCCGAAGCCACTGAAACGAAAATATAAGCGGCGCGACATGCGGGCCGAGGATTAGCCGCGTGCGGGTGTTTGGTTACGAAATCCAGGTCACCAAAGCGCCGGTAGGCCCGACGCTGCCGCCGAGCGGCTGGGGACAAGTGACGCCAGGCGGTAGCGGCTGGTTCAATATCATTCGCGAAAGTTTTCCGGGTGCATGGCAGCGCAACGTTGAAATTCGTTTCGACAATGTTTTGACGTTCTCGACGGTCTATGCGTGCGTGACCTTGATCGCGTCCGATATCGGCAAGCTGTGTTTGAACCTCGTTTCTGAAAATGAAGATACCGAAGTGTGGGAAGACGTGGACGTGCCGGCATTTTCGCCGGTCCTCTCCAAGCCGAACCATTATCAAATTCGCCAAAAATTTATTGAACAATGGGTGACCTCGAAACTGCTGCACGGTAATGCGTATATTTTAAAAGAGCGCGACAACCGCAACGTCGTCACCAGCATGTACGTCCTCGACCCGCTCATGACGCGGGTGCTGATTGCACCGGACGGATCGGTCTATTACCAGCTTTCGACCAACTGGCTGGCCGGCATTCAAACCTCGGCCGGCGGCGTCGACACCACCGAAGTGACGCGCGGCGCGGTGACAATCCCGGCGTCGGAAATCATTCACGACGTCATGATCCCGTTTTACCACCCGCTGGTCGGCGTTTCTCCGATCACGGCTTGCGGCCTGGCGGCCACGCAGGGCCTCAATATTCAGAATAACTCGGCCATGTTTTTCCAGAATGGCTCGCGCCCTGGCGGCATTCTGAGCGCGCCAGGCACGATCTCCGACGATACCGCCAAACGACTGAAAGAACATTGGGAGCAAAACTACACCGGCGCGAATTCCGGCAAAGTCGCGGTGCTGGGCGACGGCCTCAAATACGAAGGCATGACCGTGAACGCGGTCGACAGCCAGCTGATCAATCAACTGCAGTGGACTTCGGAAACTGTCTGCAGTGTGTTCCATGTGCCGCCCTACATGGTCGGCGCGTCGACGCCGCCGAAATACAACAACGTCGAAGCCCTCAACTCGCAATATTATTCGCAATGTCTGCAGACCCTCATGGAAGCAATCGAGGGTTTGCTCGACGACGGTCTCGGGCTGGAGTCGGCCGGCTACGGCACCGAGTTTGCGCTCGACGATCTTTTGAAAATGGACACCGCCACGCAATACAAGACTTATGGCGACGGCGTGAAAAACGGAATTCTGGCACCGAACGAAGGCCGGCAAAAATTAAACCTGCCGCCCGTGAAGGGCGGCGACACGCCGTACCTGCAGCAGCAGAATTATTCGCTCGAGGCCTTGGCCAAGCGCGACGCAAAGGCCGACCCGTTTGCAACCGCCAAACCGCCGACGCCGGCAGCGGCACCCGCTGCAGCACCAGGCGGCAAGCCGCCGGCACAAGTCCCGGCGACCCCTCAAAAGTTGCTGCCCGACTTGCGGCTCGACGAAGCGGCGTTACTCGCTGAAATGACACGCGGGGCGGACGATCATGCAAGCCTCTGAAAAACTATTCCTGCAGACGGTCGGCCGCTTTGTTGCGGATCGCTTCAAGGCCTGGGCGCTGCCGATCACCGAGCGCATTGAGAAAATCGAACGCGCACTTACGTCGCCGCCGAACAACTTAACGAACGAACAGGCCGAGGAAGTGCGCCGCATGATTGCGGAAGCGTTCGGCCAGGACCACAACAATGCTGGCGATCCAGACGCTGAGATTGTTACCGCCGATATGGTCGACGCTAAGATTGCCGGCGCTCTTGCTGCTCAGCCTCACCTTGCTAACGTTTATGTGGATCGTGCAGGCGATCTTTACCTTAGCTATTCTGACGGCAGCACTTTTAAGGCTGGCCATGTTGTCGGTGCGGACGCGGATCCGGCAAAGATTTACGAAACAATAAAAGCGGAAGTTGCGAAACTTCCACCACCGAAGGACGGCGCGGACGGCCTCGGCTTCGAGGATTTGTCGGTCGGATTTGACGGCGAGCGCACGATCACATTCAAATTTGCGCGCGGCGATAAGGTCCAGGAGTTTTCGATTTCGCCGCCCTGGCCGTTGTTCCGCGGGATCTGGCGCGAGGGCAAATACCAGGCGGGCGACACCGCCACGCACGAAGGATCGACCTGGGCGGCGCTGGCCGACACCGACAGCCGGCCCGGCACGCCGAACAGCCAATGGCAGCTGACCAACAAACGCGGTCGCGACGGACGCGAAGGAAAGGCCGGGCCTCCTGGATCGGCCGGCAAGGACGGCCGCGACGGTCGCGATCTCACGCAGCTCGGCCCTGACGGGCGCAAGTGGTGACCTATGGGCACTAAGCTGATCACGCCCGCCACCACGACGCCGGTCACGCTCGACGAGGCCAAGGCCCATTTGCGCGTCGTCGACAATGACGACGACAGCGTGATCGCGGCTTATATCGAGGGTGCCACCAAAGCCACTGAAGCGTTTCTCGGCCGCGCGCTGTGCGATCAGACCTGGGAATTGGTCCTCGACCGCTTTCCGACCGGCATCGATCTCGAAATTAAAATTCCGCGGCCGCCGCTGATCGAGGTGGTCGATATCAGTTACGACGACACCACCGGCACGCCGGTCAGCATTGTCGCCGATCAATATTACGTCGATACGATTTCCGAGCCTGGCTGGGTGGTGCCGGCCAATGCGGCGTTGAGCTGGCCGACGCCGATCTCGGCAATTAACTCGGTGCGCATTCGTTTCCGCGCCGGATATCTCGACAACAATTCACCGCCAGGTGCGGCCGTGCCAGGCGATATCAAGTCCGCTGTGTTGCTGACGGTCGGGACGTTCTACGAGCAACGCGAAAGCCTGGTGGTCGGCACGGTGGTTTACCAACTGCCGTGGGGAGTTGAACAATTGCTGCGGCAGCACCGCGTGCTGCTAGGCATGGCATAGGAGCAAAGCCAAATGACACTCACGAATTCAATCGCCAATGCGACCGAAGACGCAATTCTGAAACTGATCTTTCAAGCGGTGGCCTGGGCCAACTATGCCGACAATGCCGCCACCACGCCGCAGACCAATATCGGCGTGTCGCTGCACACGGCGGATCCTGGCGAAGCCGGCGACGCCACCACCAACGAAGTCGCTTATACGTCCTATACGCGCGTCAATGTGCTGCGCACGGTAGGCGGCTGGGCGGAGGCCTCTGGCGTCGTTAACCCGGTCGCGAATATCACCTTCCCGCAGGGGACAGGCGGCACCGGCACGGCAACGCATTTTGCCACGGCAAAATCGAACGCGGCACCGCCGACCGGCGCGCAGGCCCTGCTATGGCGCGGCGACGTGACGCCGAACATTACGCTCGGCAACGGCGTACAGCCGCAACTCCTGACGACTTCGACGCTCTCGCTCGACTAGCATGCAACACACGGCCGAGCTGCGGCGCTGCCTGATCGATTGCGACGTGCCGCAACTGCGCAAGTTGTGGGCGCACGTCGCACCGAACTGGCCGCAGCCGAAAACCGACCGCGACGCGCTGGTGGCGTTGCATCTTGCGCGCACGCAAACCAACGGCATTCCGTTTCGAGCGCGGGCCTATTCGCACCGCTGGCTGATCGACAATGGTTGGCCGTCAGGCTTGCCGGATCAGCTGAAGCCGAAGGCCGAGCGCATTTATCCGCGCGTGGTCGGCGTGGTCGGAATTGCCTCAATGGCCGGCCCTGGCGTCAAAACCAACTTCAACCGCGCCATTGAGAAAGTTATGTCCGACGCCGTCCTGGAAACCTACGCCGACGGGCACGAACAGCAGCCGGAAATCGTCAAGGCGCGCATGCTGGAAAAGCGGGCGGAATTTAAGAGGCGGGCTTAAGTGGCCAGCTATTTCGTCAGCAGCGCGAGCGGTGCGGGCGGTGCCGGCGACGGTTCAAGCTGGGCGAATGCTTACCTGACGGTTTCGGCGGCGCTGGCGCGGCCAATCGCGGCGGGTGACACGTTATTGATTGGCGACGATCACAGCGAAACAGGCACCACCAGCCTGACGCTATCGTTTCCTGGAACCGTGTCGGCACCCAATTATCTTTTGGTTGTTGACCACACCAAATCGTCACCAGGTCCAGCGGATTTGAAAATTGGCGCGGCTGGCGCTGGGTCAATTGTCAGGACCACCGCCGGCAATATCCAAATGGTCGGCTTCATTTGGGTGTACGGGCTTTATTTGAATGTTGGTTTGGGCGGTTCAACGGCTTCGCAAATTTTAAACCTGTCAGTCAACGGGCGTGTTGCCTATTACGAACGCTGCACGCTTGGCGTCAGCGGCACGGGCACCGGCAACAATATGGTGGTCAGCGCGGGCACTTATGCCGACTTCCGCAACTGCACATTTTCATTTGTGAATTCCGCCAATCAGGGCCTTGCATTCCCAAACGCATCAGCAAAATGTATTGGATGCACTTTTACTTTCAGCGGCACCCAGCCGACCAATTTGTTTCCTGCAAATGATGGACAGTATGCGACGTTTGAGGGCTGCGATTTCAGTGCCTTCAGCGGCACAATTGTCGGAATTAATGCTGCCGTTTATGCCAACAAATTTATTTTCAAAGATTGCAAAATGGCCAGCGGCACACCGCTGTCGGCTTCGGGCGGCGTTGTGAATGGCCAAAATCAGATTTGGTCAATAGTTTCGGACAGCATTGCAAGCAACACCCGCAACGAACTGTATGACTACAACGCCACGCTCACCACTGCGCTGGCGGTGGTGCGAACGGGCGGCGCTTCAATGGGCACGGCGTATGCGTGGAAAATTGTCACTACCGCAAATATGTCATGGCACCATCACTTTAAGACAATGGCGATTGCCATTTGGAATACGCTTACGGGCGCAGCCGTCAATGTGACGCTGGAAGGCATTGCAGACCCGCGTGACTTTGCGGCGCTGCCGAACAACGACGACATTTGGTTTGATGTTGAAGCGCTGCAAAATTCCGCGGCACCCGTTGGCGGTTATATTTCTGGCACGAAGGCAAGCCCGCTTGCGAGCAATAGCGCATTAAGCGCATCCACCGCAGCATGGGACAGCGCGGCAACGGCGCGGGCCAACAGCACCGCCTACAGCGCGGGCGATATTTACAAGGCGGCCTCTAATCCCGGCCGGCTGTTCCTCTGCACGACAGCCGGCACCAGTGCCGGCAGCGAGCCCGGCGGGATCGCCACGGCGGTCGACGGCGGATCGGTCACGGACGGCACGGCGACCTTCAAAGCCATGTGGCGGTTTAAGCAGACGATCACGACGGGCACGATCCAATTCGCCGGATTTATTTCGGTATATCCGAAAGTCGGCAAGGCGTCGCTCAATGGCATTTATCTCGATCCGGTCGCGACACTGAGCTGACGCATGGGAGCACAACAGCATGGCCTACTATGACGCGCTGAAAACAAAATGGACGCAAGCGCCGGCCGGCACCACGCAATCAAAGTGCGATTGGATCAATGCGCAGACCGTGACCGGGCCGGCCGTCAAAATGATTGTGCCGAATTACGAAATTTATAACCGCGTCGACCGCACCGAATACAAGGCGCTCGCGGCCGCCGACGAGGCGTCGGTCCAACGCAATCTCGCCGTGACGCCGGTCGACTATTCGCCCAACAGCAACTTGCGCGGTTTGTTTGCCACGCTGTTTCCGATTGGCGCGTCGTCGCCGTCGACTTCAGCAACACAACGCAACCTGGCGCCTTACGTTGCGCAATTCGACACGCCACAAATTCCCTGGCCAACGGCACCGCTTGCCCTGGGCGGCGGCGGATTAAACGGCATGGTGAGCGTCAATGACGCGACAGCAGCGGGGTTGGTCTAATGGTCGCAGCAAATTTCCTTTGGAACCCCGGCACCAGCAATAACGGGCTGGCGGCGACCGCATTCAATCTCATGTCAACGGAATTGAATTCGCTCACTACGGGATCATACGCCGTATCATCCGGCACATTCAGCAACACCAGCTCTGTGCAATCGATCTGGGCGGAACTGTTTTTGACGCTGGGTGCGATTGGCTCGGCGCTCAGTGCTGGCGCAAATATTGCCGGCTGGTTTTTACAATCATACGACGGCGGCACAACTTACGAACAGGCGTCAGTGGTGCCGCCGCGTGGGCCTGATTTTATTATTCCGCTGCCGGTGTCGACCATCAGCGCCGCAACCGTGTGGCTTTCAAACGGGTTGGTGTTGGTGCCGGCGCTGAAATACAAAGTCGGCGTGCAAAACAACACCGGCCAAACGCTGGCGTCGTCGGCCAACACGATAAAGGCCGCGCCCGTCAACATGCAAAGTCTGTGATGTGCCGCGCCTCGTCACGCGCAACCCGTTAACATGGCCGACCGGCATAACGCCCGGCTTTGACAGCGGTCACGTTGCTGCATCGGAGCTGGTGCGCGTTTCCGGCGTGTATCTTGGCAATGGAAAAACGACCGGCAGCGGTTGGAACCAAAACGGATTTTTCGATTTACTGCACGGCGTCAATGCCGCCAGCAATCAAAGCAACATTGGCCACTTCATGGACGGCATTCTTGGCCCTTGTTACGCGGTCGGGCCTTTCAGCCGATTGGCGTGGTTTAACGCGGGCGGCACGTCTTCAATACCCTACGTCGACGACCACAAAGGGACAGTGGCTTGCATTGTTCGCTATGCGTCGGTGTACGATCCGAACGCCGCCAGCTTTTACGAGCTGATGTCGAACAACAATGCCAACGACGGCGGCATTGTCGTTATCACGGGGTCGTCTGACGGCAACATTTCGATTAACTGCCCGAATTCGTCAGCGCCATTTGGGATGAACCCGACGACCGCAATCAAGTTTGTTATCAGCCGCGCCTATTTCCTCGCGGTTGCTTACGACACCGACAATGGCGGCAGCTTGGGAAATAAAAGCAATTGGGTGTTGCGTGACTTGCAAACCGGCGCGCTTCAATTTTCGCCAGGCAGCGGGTCATCATTCAGCACACACAAGGCGGCGGTCAATAAATTCTACACGATCAATGGCGAACAATTTAACGCGACCGGCAATGACACGCGCTACGCCACTTATTATTGGTCGGGAAAATATCATTCGCTCGCCGAATTAATCCAGTGGTCGGCAAACCCGTGGTCGTTCTGGTATCCGGATGTTTGACAGCTTTCGCGGGCAAGCGTTTGGCGTTCAAGGTTGGCCCGTACCGGCAGCGGCGTTTGCGACAGCGACCGGAGCCGGCACTGGCAGCGGCAGCGGTGCCGCCAATGCCGTCGCGGTAATTCCAGCGGTCGGCGCGGGCACCAGCCAGGGCAGCGGTGCCGCAGTCGGTAAAGCGATTTTCAAAAAACAATACGTCTTGAACACGCCGAGCGGCGGCGTGGCGATCAATGAAACGAACGCGCTCGAGCTCGTCGTCTATGGCGCGCAAGTCGTTGAGACCTATACCGGCTCGGTCGCTTCGTTGGCCGCGGGCGCGGGCCAGGGCAACGGTTCGGGCGCGGCAAATGCTTCCGCAATCGTGTCGGCGGTCGGCGCGGGTGCGGGCTTCGGCAGCGGCGCGGCAAATGACGTTGCGCTGGAGCCGGCAATCGGTGCCGGCGTTGGTTCGGGCAGCGGTGCCGCGCTTGCGATCAGCACGGCGTCGGCGGTCGGCGGGGGTGCGGCGAGCGGCAGCGGCGCGGCAAATGGACTTGCGTTAAAGCCGGCAGTCGGCGCGGGCCTTGGTTCTGGATCGGGCGCGGCAGTCGGTGCTTCTACTGCGTCGGCAGTCGGTGCCGGCGTCGGATCTGGCGCGGGCGCTGGCCTCGGTAAATCTACCGCCTCGGCAGTCGGTGCCGGCAGCGGAACGGGCGTTGGCAACGCTTCGCCCGTGGCGGGGTCGGTCGGTGCCGGCAGCAGTCAGGGCGCGGGCTCAGCCAATAGCGTGGCGATCCTGTCGGCCGTGGGTGCCGGCCAGGGCAATGGTCAGGGTGCCGCGGCGGCCCTGGGATCGACCGCAAGCCAGGGCGCTGGCACCAGCTCGGGCAGCGGTGCCGCCAATGCCACCGCCCTTAAGCCGGCCGTGGGTGCCGGCGTCGGACCTGGCGCGGGCGCTGGCGCGGCTGCCAGCTCGGCCTCGGCCGTTGGTGCCGGTCAGGGCAATGGAGCGGGCGCTGCGGTCGGGACCACGGCCGGAACCTACTTCGGCAGCGGCGCGGGCGTCGGTAGCGGATCCGGCGCGGGCGCGTGGATCATTTCGGCAGTCGGTGCCGGCGCGAGCCAGGGATCAGCGGCGGCCAACGGTACGGCGTTAAAGCCCGCCATTGCGGCCGGATCGAGCCAGGGCACTGGCGCTGCCTTCAAAGGCGTGGTTGGCCAGGTCGGCGCGGGCCAGGGCAACAGCTCGGGCGCTGGCGCTGCCCGCAGCACCGCATCCAGCGTCTTTGCCGGTGCCGGCGTCGGCCGCGGCAACGCATTCGGTGTCCAGTTCGGACTTGTGCGCCGAACGCCGACCACGGGCGTCGGCGTCGGATCGTTTGAAACGCGGCCAGCAAGTGAATTCGAAAAACGGCCAGACCAAACCTTCGACAAGCGTGCAGCCTGATTGGTGGCAAGATTGGCGCGGGGAATGCGTGGCCATTGTCGCCGCGGGACCGTCAGCAAAAACCGCGGGCGTCGAAAAGCTGAAAGATCGCATTCATGTTATCGCGATCAATGAGAGTTACCGGCTGTGTCCGTGGGCCGAAATTCTCTACTCGTGCGACGCCGATTGGTGGTCCATGCGGCGCGATCAGGTGAAAGACTTCGCCGGTCTCAAGCTGACGCTCGACGATCCGATCAACGCCATAAAGATCGAAGGCATTGCCAGGCTGAAGATCGCCCGCCACGCCGAAATGTGGGTCAACGATTTTCTGTTCGATACGCCTGGCGTGGTCGGATCGGGCGGGAATTCCGGTTTTCAAATGGTCAACCTGGTGGCGCAATTCGGCGCAACCGGCATTGCGCTGATCGGCTTCGACATGCGCGCCTCCGGCGATCTGCACTGGCACGGCAACCACCCGCAGCCGCTGCGCAATCCGGACGCCGGCCAGTTTCTGCAATGGCGCAAGCACCTCGACGGCAACGCCCACAAGCTCAAGGCGCGCGGCATTGACGTTGTGAATTGTTCGCACTTTAGCGCGCTGACCGCATTCCCGACGCTCACGATCGATCAAATGCTGGAAAGGTGGAGGTTATGACTGTGCGCTTGTTTGTCGGCTGCAGCGCCAACGGCGAGGACGCCGAGGCGCAAGCCATGCTGGAATATACCGTGCGCCATTACGCCAGCGCGCCGGTCGACATTCACTGGATGATGTTATCGCGCGATCCGACCTCGCCCTGGTACTCCAACCCGCTCGCCCGCGAAGGCTGGACGACGGCCGGCTGGGCCACACCGTTTTCGGCGTTCCGTTGGGCCATTCCCCATGTCTGCAACTACGAAGGCAAAGCGATTTACATGGACGTCGACCAGATCGCCCGCGACGATATCGTGAAACTGTGGACGCAACCAATTCCAGACAACGCCGTGCTGTTGTCAAAAGACGAAACGCATTCCTGTGTCATGCTGTTTGATTGCGCCAAGGCCCGCGCACTCCTGCCGGCGTTCGACGCGCTGCGGCAAACGGAAGGCCTCTATCGCAAAGTGCGCCACACTATCGGATCGGCAACCGCAAAATTCGCCGGCAACTGGAATTGCCTCGACGGCGAAACCTATAAAACGCTGATCGATCCCGACATTAAAATTATCCACTTCACGCGCGTGGAAACGCAGCCACATTTAAAATACGCGCTGCCGCGTCTGCGCGCCGCCGGGCAACAGCACTGGAACCGCCAGGCGGCGGCGTTGCCGCATGTGAGGTCCGACGTGCAGCCGCTGGTCGACCGGATATGGCGCGAGGCGGTTGCGGCCGGATACACCGCCGAACGGTATATCCCCGCCAAACCCTTCGGCCGTTATGACGCGGTTCGCGGCGGCGCGCGTGCCGCATGACGCCGCGCATGCTGGTGATTGTGGCGCTGTGCGCGATTGCGGCCGGCATAATCCTGGGCCTGATTGATGGGTTTTGGTGACGAGATAATCGGTAGCGGCCTGGCGCGCGGTGCCCACGCACGCGGAAAGCGAATAGCCTTCGGCGACGGTCAAACAATACTATGGGGACCGTGGGCGGCCGAGATCTACCAAGGCAATCCGAACGTCGCGGCACCTGGCGCGGAAGGTGCAAGCGACCTTGAATGGATCGACCACTACAAAGGCCGCCGAAAATATAACCGCCAGGTGAATGGACGCTGGGCCTGGAATTACAATTTCAAGGCGCGGCCGGGCGAGTTCTTTTTTGACGACGCCGAGCGCCAGATCGCCGGAATGTTCACGCCCGGCTTTGTCGTCATTGAGCCGAACGTCCCCTGGCAAAAATCGGTCGCGCCGAACAAGGACTGGGGCGAAAGCAAATACCAAGAGCTCGCCCGCCGGCTGCTGCTGCAGGGCTGCCGGCTGGTGCAATTCAGACACGGCAATTCCAGGCGCATGATTGCCGGCGCGGATCTGATCGAGCTGCCGAAATTCCGCCATGTGATTTCCGTGCTGTCGCGCGCCGCGCTGTATATCGGTCCCGAAGGCGGCATGCACCACGCCGCCGCCGCAGTCGGCGTCAAGGCGGTGGTGCTGTTCGGCGGTTTCATTCCGCCGCAAGTGACCGGGTACGATTTGCACACCAATTTAACAGGCGGCGCGGAAGCGTGCGGCAATATCAAACCGTGCAAACACTGCGCGCAGGCAATGGCGAATATCAGTGTCGACACCGTGAAAGAGGCAGCACTTGACCAGCTTCAAATACGAAACGGCGTTTCTGCAAAACCGCACCGAGCTGATCGAATTCACCAAGCTACTGCAGACCGAGCGCGTTAAGAGTTATCTGGAGATCGGCTGCAAGTTCGGCGGCTCGTTGTGGCATATCGCAAACGCATTGCCGGCCGGATCGCGCATTGTCGCGCTCGACCTTCCGCACGGCGACACCTCGTTTAAGGACACGCTGCCGCACTTGCATGATTGCGTCGAAGCATTGAAGCGCAAAGGCTACGACGCTCACTTGCTGATCGGCGATAGCACTGACGGCGCGGTGATCGAGCGGGTTTATGCGCTCGGACCGTTCGACGCTTGCCTGATCGACGCGAACCACACGCTGCCTTATGTGGCGAAGGATTGGGACAACTACAGCAAAGTGTGTCGGCTGGTCGCCTTCCACGACATTAATTTTTGGCGGCCTGAGCCAATGCCGAAACACAAAAAGCCGATTGAGGTGCCGCAGTTCTGGAACATGATCAAGCAGGCCTACCGGCACGTTGAAATCAAACACGACAAGCAAGACAACGGAATTGGCGTGTTGTGGCTGTAGATTTCGTGACCTGGCTATGGGGCGACAAATACAACGAAAGCCATGTGGCCAAGCTGGCGGCCGGCGTTTGGCGCAATTACAAAGCGCCGCACCGCTTCGTCGTGTTTACCGACCGGCCGCGGGAGCTGCCGGCCGGCGTCGAGCAACGCTCGATTTCGGATCCCGAGCTGATCGGCCGCGGTTGTTATTGCCGGCTGCGCATGTTCGATCCGGCCTGGCAACAGCGGCACGGCTTTGAGGATCGGGTTGTCAGCCTCGACCTCGACCTGATCGCGGTCGGACCGTTCGGCGATCTGTTTGAACGCGACGACAGCTTTCTGATTTTGCGCGGCGTCAACGCGCGCAATCCGAACCCCTACAATTGCAGCGTCATGCAATTGCGCGTCGGCCGGCACGCCGAGATCTGGTCGGACTTTTCAGTCTCCAAAGCCGCCCGCGCGCCGTTCCATGAATTCCCCGACGATCAGGGCTGGATTTGGCACAAGCTGCCGGTCGTGGCCGGCTGGCCAGGCGGGCAGCAGTCCGGAATTTACGCCTTCCAGAAGCCCGGCTGGCCAATGGGGCACGACGCCGAGCTGCCGCCCAATGCGCGCATTGTGACGTTTATCGGCTGGCGCAAGCCCGAACTGTTCGGGCGGCTGCCCTGGGTCAAAGCACATTGGCGGGTCGGATGATAGATCGCGGCAAGGTGGCGCTGTTCATTCCGCCCGGCTTGAAAAAATTCAAACTGAAACTGTTTGAAGGCATTGGCGTGAAAGTCGGCCGCGTGGTGCGCGACGATCCGCGCCGGCTCGACGAGCTGCCGGCCGATATCATTCCGATTGTCGGCTGCACGCCGTTTTTGCGGCCGTATATCGAACGCTGGAAGGCCGCCGGCAAAACCTGGATTTACTGGGACCGCGGCTATTTGCGGCGGGTGTTTGCGACCTGGCTGCCGAAGGGCAGCGACATGGGAATTCCCGGCGGCTTCTACCGTTGGCATGTCAACGCGCCGCAAATGCGCGAGATCTATCCCGTGCCGGCCGACCGCTGGAACGCTTTGCAGCTCGGCCAGGAGGTCAAGCCCTGGCGCAAGTCGGGCCGGCATATCGTCCTCGCCGATACCCTGCCCGACTACTGGAATTTGTTTTCTGATCCCGGCTGGACCGCGCGCACGCTGGCGCAGCTCAAGCAATACACCGACCGAGAAATCATTGTGCGCGACAAAGAAAGCAAAGTGCCGTTATTCGAACACCTCAAAGACGCTCACTGCCTGGTCGCTCACGGCTCGATTGCCGCCGTCGAAGCGGTGGTCATGGGCTGCCCGGTGTTCGTCGATCCGATCAGCGCGGCGGCGCTGGTCGGGAAAACCGATTTTTCCCAAATCGAAAGCCCGGCCTATCCCGAGCGCGATCAATGGCTGCACTCGTTGGCGTATTGCCAGTTTAACGAAGCCGAGTTGGTCGACGGCACCTTGTGGCGGCTGATCCAATGAAGGGCGGCGGCGGTGCACTCGACCGCACTATCGCGATCCAGCGCGCGGTTTATTCGCAGTCGGCGTCGGGCGAGCCGGTGCCGACCTGGGTCACGCTGTCGACGCGGCCGGCGTCGCTGCAGCCGATCACAGGGTCGGAGCGGTTCGCCAAACAACAAATTATCGGCAATGCGACGGTTGCCTTCGTGGTGCGCTGGGCGGAAATCATTGCCGACATAACGCCGATTGATCGCGTTATTTATCCGGCGTCGGCGCTGGTGAAGTCTCCAAGCGATCCGGCTGCCAATAGCGTTTACGACATTCAATTCGTCGAGGAGATCGGCCGGCGCGAGGGCTTGCGGATCTTCTCAGTCGTGCGCCAGGACGAAAGGGACTAAATGACGCTCGTCGACGTTCGCCCTGGGCTGCTGGAATTGCTGGCGTCGAACGCCGGCATTAAGGCCATGGTCGACGGCCGCATTTATCCGGTCAAAGTGCTGCAGGGCGTGTCGCGCGACAGCCTTGTTTACAATCTGATTAGCGAATTCGACATTTACAAAATGGACGGCCCGAGCGGGCTGGTATCGGCGCGCTATCAAATCGACGCCTGGTCGCAATCGGCCGACAGCGCCATGACGCTGGCCAATCTCGTCAAAGAACAACTGGGCGGATTTGCCGGCCTGATAACGCTCGACCCGCCACTGGGCACGGTCAACGTACAAGGAATTTTTTCGGTCACTGGCCGCGACGATTGGGACGAAGGCGTCCTCATGTACCGCGTCAGTCGCGACTATTACGTTTGGTACGCCGAGCGCAATGCCTAGCAATCCGGTCAAGATCACGGTGCAAGTGGAAGGCCTGGCCGACCTCGAGCAAGCGTTAACGGAACTGCCGAAGGCCACCGCTAAGAATACAATCCGGCGTGCGCTGGTTGCGGCCGCACAGCCAATCGTCGACGAAGCGACGCAGCTCATTCGCGTGCGGCGAGTGCAGCCGAGTATCGCGGTCTCGAAAATCAAATTCACCACCGAGAACGCCGGCAAGGCCGCTTTTGCCGAAGCCATGCAACACGGCGCGACCCGCGAGGAAGCCGGCCAGGCGGCACACGCTGCCAACGCCGCAACCGACGACGATCCCAAAATGACCTCGGGCGTTGCGGTGATCGGTCCAACGCGGCGCGCGTTCTACGGCTTTGAATTCGGCACCATCCACCAGGCGCCGCAACCGTTCATGCGGCCGGCCTGGGACTTGCACAAGGAAGAAGCGTTGCGACTGATCCAAACCGAATTGGCAACGCAAATTGAAAAAGCGCGGCTGCGGCTGGTCATGAAGCAACTGCGTCTGCTGGCGGCAATACAATCCAAATAACGCAAAGGAGAACTAGCTATGGTCGCGACACGGGCAATCATTGGTTATGGTACTACCGTCCAAATCGGCGACAGCGCGTCGCCAGGCAACTGGACGCAAATCCAGGAAGTGATCGAAGTCAAGCCGCCGAATTTACAGGTGGCCGACGTTGAGGCCACGCATTTTATTTCCGACAACCGCACCCGCGAATATATTCCGGGACTGATCGAGGGCGGCGAGGCGTCAATCGGAATGAACCGCGTACCCGGCAGCGTGACCGAATTGCTGCTTATGGGACTGCAGACCTCGGGCACGAAAGTGCAAATTCTGATCACCTGGCCGAACGGCACGACCTGGCAATTCCTCGGGCACGTCAAGGGATACGAAACGGTATCGCCCGTTGGCGACCGCATGACGGCGACCTGCGTGTTTAAGGTCGACGGCACGCAAACGGTCACGATCCCGTCGCCGGCACCATGACGCGAACGCTGGCGATCATTGGCTATGGTTCGCTGTTCCAGACCAATCAGGGCGGCAGTCCGGACAATTGGTCAGCCACGGCGGAAGTCAATTCGATCACGCTGCCCGAGCTGACGCGCGACGTGATCGACGCCGGTCACGAAGCGGCACCGAACGAATGGCGCGAGGTGCTGGTGGGCATTCCAACGGCCGGCGAAGTGGATATCGTCGCCAATTTTATCCCCGCCACCTATCAGGCGTTGTTCGCCGAGATCGGCAGCGGGACGGTCAAGTCACGGCGGGTCGTGTTTCCGAACGGTTCGAGCCTGGTGTTCAATGCCTATTTGATTTCGGCGGCCATTGCCCTGACGGTCGGGGATCTCATTACGGCGACGGCGAAATTCCGCGTATCCGGTCAGCCTGGACCGCTGACGATTATCTAAAAAGGAGACAGCAAAGCATGACAAATCCGGTGAAAGGCGAAGTGCATTTCGAAGCGCGGGGACAATCCTGGACGTTCAAACTCGGCACCAATGCGCAGGTTTTGATCGAAACAAAAACCGGCATGACCATGGTCAAATTCGTCAAGGATCGTTTCGAAGATCTCGGAGCCGCCGACGTGCGGCTTATTTTTTGGGCCGGCCTCTACCGCCAGCACCAGCTGACAGAGGACGACGTTGGCGACATGATCGACGAAATGGGTCCGGACGCGGTTGCCAAAATCTTTGTGGATGCGTTCGAGTCGGCCAAGGTCAAAACCGACGCCGCAAAAGACAACGGAGCGGCCGCCCTTCCGCGCCCTACGAAGCCAGCGAAAGCACAGATTGGGATGAACTCTTAAGACGCTGGCTGTTGCTTGGCTATGATCACGACGCATTTTGGGATCAGACGCCGCACACGCTTTCGCTGACGTTCGAAGTCCACAACGACCGACTAATCAATGAACATAACGAGCGCGCCTGGGGTGCCTGGCACACCGCGGCGTTGCAACGCACGCAGCGATTTCCGCAGCTGCGTGACTTGATCATGCACAAGCAAACGGCGGCCGTGCTCGACCAACAACTGGAAGGACTTAAAAATTGGGTACAAGCGACCGGCGGCAAAATCGTTTACAAGCAGTGAGCGCGCTCAGTGGCTGACGCAACCATAGGCGCACTGCGCGTATTGCTGGGCGTCGATACGGCGGCGTTTACCTCCGGATTTGAGGGCGCGACCAGCCAGCTCGAAAAGTTTTCCAAAGGCCTGACCTCGAGCCTGGGCACCGCGGCCGTCGCCGCTGGCGCTGCCCTGGCCGGCGTTGTGGGCGGCATTGGGATCGCGGTCCAGCGCTCAATCGAGCAGATGGATCAGCTCGGCAAGCTCTCCGAAAAAATCGGGGTGCCGGTCGAAAAGCTGTCCGCGCTGAAAGTCGCCGCCGAGTTATCCGACGTGAGTATTGAGGCGGTCGGCCGCTCAATGAGCAAGCTGTCGACCAACATGCTGGCGGTTGCCGGCGGGGCGGTGACACCGGCAGCCTCCGCGTTTCACGCGCTCGGCATTTCGCTGACCACCCTCAAGTCGAACGATCCGAGCGTGGTGCTGGCAGCCATTGCCGAGAAGTTTTCCGGCTTCCAGGACGGCGCGACCAAATCGGCCTTAGCCTCCGCGATCTTCGGCCAGCGGATCGGCAAGGAAATGATCCCGCTGCTAAACCTCGGCAGCGAAGGACTACAAAAAGCCCGCCAGGACGCCGAAGACTTTGGCGCGGTGATATCGACCAAGACCAGCAACCAGGCGCGCGAGTTCGTCGACAACTTGAAACTGTTCGGCGTGATATCGCAGGGCATTTCCAACGTGCTGGCGACCAACTTGCTGCCGCCACTGATCGACATAACCAACGCAATGATCGGCTGGGCGCGTCAAAATGATGTGGTGGCGACCTCGGCAAATTATCTGCTGCGCGTGGTGGCGCTGCTGGCCGATAACTTTACGTTCCTGTTAAAAGTGATCGAGGTCTTTGTCGAGTATCGGCTGGCAACCCTGTTCCTCGGCATTGCCATTCAAGTGTACGAATTCGGCAAGGCACTTTACGCCGCGGCCGTGGCCGGCGAGGTGTTGAACGCGATCAAGGCAATAACCATTGCGCGCTTTGCGGCGTTCGCTGCCATTGTTTTATACGCCACGGGCAACCTCGACGCCTTCATTGAAAAGGTGAAAGAGGTCGGCAACGCGATCGGCGGCATGCTGCCCGATATCGGCGGCGGCATGGCCAAGGCCGCCGAAGCCATTGGCATTAATCTGAATGCGTTGACCGGCAACCTCGAGGGGTTGAAAGGCGCAAGCAACACCGCCAGCGAGGCCTTGAAAAACTTAAAACCGCCGCCGGCATTCAATCCGGCGTCGGCCGGCGACGCGAAAAAGTTCAACGAGGAAATTCTCAAGCTCGGCATGCAAGCGCGCGAATTGCGCGGCGACTTCGAAGGCCTGGCACCGGGATTTACCGCAGCGGCGGTTAAACTGAAACTGATCAAGGATACCGGCGAAGGATTTGTCGGGACCGTCGACACCCTGACGCCAAAAATGAAACAGCTCAACGACGCGCTGCTCGGCGTGTTTGGTGCGCAACTGATCAAGGACGCGCTAACGCCGTGGCAGCAGTTCGAAGTTCAAATCAACCGCATACAGGCCGCGCTCGACGCCGGCAAAATCAGCACCGACACCTTCGCCAACGCCACCATGAAAGCGGCGTCGAAAATGATGGAGAGCTACGGCCAGGCCGCGGCGACGGCTGCCGGAAACTTCGCGGACTTCTTCAATACCTTTGCGCACGGCAACGCCACCATGTTTGCAATCGGCAAGGCCTTCAGCATTTCGCAGGCCATAATCAACACGCTAGTCGGTGCGACCAAGGCCCTGGCCGAACTCGGCCCGGTCCTGGGACCGATTGCGGCGGGTGCCATGGTCGCCGCCGGCATGGCGCAGGTTGCCAAGATTGTCGCGCAACAGCCGGCCGCCACTATGGCGCGCGGCGGCACCTTCCAGGTCAGCGGTGCCGGCGGCGTTGACACGCAAATGGTGCCAATCATGGCGACGCCAGGCGAGCGTGTGAGCGTCGACCAAAACAAATACGGCGACAGCGGATCCGGCAAAACCGTGACCGTGCAGGGCATTTCGCCCAAGGACTATTACCGCGGCGACGTGCTGCGCGATATCATGGCCAACATTAATCAGGCAATCGGGGACGGCTACAAAATTAAGGTGGCATGACATGCCGAATGTAATTCCCGCCGCCGGCCTGACCCTGGTCACCTCCTATGAGACCGGCTTTACGCTCGACCACCCGATTGTCGGCTGGAATAATTTGGCACTGGTGGCGACCGCCGACAGCGCCGACGTCAATTACCCGGCGACAAATCTGATCAACCCGGCAACTCATTTGAAATGGCAA